CAAACCTATTTTAAACCTAAGTACGAACTACCTAAGTCTTACGCTAAGTATTCGAACCACGTTTACAACTCTAAATTTAAATAAAATGATTGTTACAGAACTAAAAGACTTTGAGGTATACCGAGACACGGACAAGAATTTTGTCTACTTATTCGTTACTCTTTGGGATGAAGGCGACACGGACACGAACGCCGAAATCTTAGCCGAATACGAAATAGAAATTTACGATTCTTATTCTAATTACAAAATAACTAAAAAATACTACAATGAAATCCTTACAATCAAACAAACGCGAGACTGCGACGACTACCTCGAAAAAATCTATGAAGCAAACACTTTCGAAGACGCCTATGTTCAAGAATACAACGACGAGGGGACTTGGTGGTTCATTTAGAGACTACCAACTAAATAGGTACTGGGATAATTTTAACTTTGGTCTTTACAACCGAATTTGTGAAATTAAAATGGCTCAATTATGACACCTAAAGAACACGCAGAACAATTGTACAATATTGCTCTTATGCAAATACCCGAAGAAGAAAACGAAAAAGGATTGTTTAAGAATAGATTAGTAGCTAAAGAAATTGCTTTACTTATGGTCGACAATTTTAGAAGATGGCTTTGGCATTCGTACCCAGTAAAATACGGACACGACCATTGGTTAAACGTTAACAAAGAACTATTAGACTTATGAAATGGAAACTAACTTACTTCGTCGGATCTAAAGCCGTCGAAAGCTGGGTTTTAAACTCGCAAAGCCTAGCATACTGGAAAAAACAAGACTTACTAGCAACGGGTCAATACGAATTAGGAAAATTTAAAGTTGAACAAATATGAACCGCCTTACCTCAATACACGAACTAATAGAAAAATACGGACTCTTAGACAAGTCTAGACGCCGAGACGTTCTTTTTAAACGCTATTACCTTTACAATGAATTACGAACTTGTGGGCTTAGCCTTTCGGAAATTGGCCGTGTTTTCAACAAGAACCATGCTACAATCTTACACGGGTTACGCGTTCACAAAGACTTAACTAGTTACCGCGATGTTGACTATGTAGCTGAGACGTGCGCGCTTCAAGCCTACCTAGACGGCGCTGAGTTACCAGACGTATCGAAAGTGTTTAAGACGCAAAAAGACTACAATCTAAAGACGGACATACTCAAAGCCAATAACATGGTGTCCTTTAAACGTATTCAAAGACGGGTAAAAATGGGTTTTTACGAAGAAATTTTATAAGACGAACAACTTTTAGTCAAATAAAACGTTATATTTGTAGACGAGTTGGCTCGACACCATAAACTCGAAAGGAATTATTAACCCTTGTATTGAAACGAACGTCGAGCCTCGTGGATATGCAGGGGTTTTTTTATGTTTAAAATTTAATTATTATGAGAAGATTAGTTATTTACAATTTAAAAGAATGTTTCACGTTTGGTTTAAGGTTTAAAGACTTGGCCGAACTTGAACAAATGGTACAAACTACTGAATTAGCCTTAGACTTAGTAACACCTCAAAGCCTTACGTTTAAATTTATTCAAGCTAAAGTAGATCAAAGTGGCGTAATGACATTGTATTACGAATTTAAAAGTCCGTTTTAATGAGTGGATGGGTTAAATTACATAGGCAAATTCTAGAATGGGAATGGTACGACGACCATAATACATTTCGTTTGTTTATTCATTTGCTTTTAAAAGCTAACCACAAAGAAAAAAAATATAGGGGTATGCTATTACAAGCGGGAACTATTTTAACAAGTCGAGACATTCTAGCTTTAGAAGTTGGTCTAAGTGTACGTCAAACTAGGACTGCACTAGACAAGCTAAAATCGACCAACGAAGTGGCCATCAAAACAAGTGGACAAGGCACTATAATTCAAATAGTTAACTACTCGAAATACCAAGTAGAGACCAGCGAAACGACCAACGAGCGACCAACGAGCGACCAACAAACGACCAGTAACAAGAAAGAAAAGAAAGAAAAGAATAATACTTATAGCTTTTTGTCTTCGCTTTTAGAACATGGTTTTGACGAAAAGTTAGCCCGTGAATGGGTTGAAGTTCGTAAACAATTAAAGGCCGTAAATACTGAAACCGCATTTAACTCGTTCATGAGCCAAGTAAAAAAACACGGGGGCGACAAAAACCGAATTTTAAGAACTTGCGTTGAGCGTTCCTGGAAAGGGTTTAACGCTAATTGGCTAGAACAAGAAAACGACCGCTTACTAACCGCACTTAAAAACAATTAAAATGATACTAAAACAAGGCGACGCGCTGCAATACTTACTCGACGTAAGAGACGGCAAAATAAAACAAGGTCTTGGGCTTGACTGCTACCTAGACGAACACCTAAAATTTAAACCTAAGCAACTAAACATAATTCTAGGACATGACAACGTCGGAAAAACGTACTTTATCAATTGGTACTTCCTTACCCTAGCTTTAAAACATGACCTAACCTTTTGCATTTGGTCGGGTGAAAACCAAAAGGGGCAAATTTTACGCGACATGGTGCAAATGTATCGGGGTAAACACTTTAGTAAATTAACGCATTCACAAATTTCGGGCGACGTTGCGTACTTAGAACAATACTTTTCGTTCGTAGACAACTCTAATTTGTACAAACCAGAAGAAATATTGGCGCTATTTGCACAAAGTGGGTGCAAAGTGGGGCTTATTGATCCATTCACGGGCCTAGACCGCGAAATGTCGTTTGCTGGCAATTATGAATTTATGAATACTGCCCGTCAGTTCGTTAATAAAACAGGAATGAGTATCTACATAAACACGCACCCGAATACTGAAAGCGGTCGAAGCGGTAACCTATACACCGAAGGCGAACTAAAAGGGCATTTAAAAGCACCTTTAAAAGACCACGTTGAGGGCGGTAAGGCTTTCTTAAACCGCTGCGACGATATGCTAGTAATTCACCGACTAATTAAACACCCCGAATACAAATTTAAAACGTGGGTGAACGTCGAAAAAGTTAAGGACACCGAAACTGGCGGTAAGCATACCGAAATTGACTACCCAATAGTTTTTGATTTTAATAGCGGTTTGGGCTTTACAATAAACGGCATCGACCCCCTAAGTAAACACCGACCAAAAGAAGTACAAAACAAAATAACGGACGGCATCATGTCAACAAGCCAAAAATTACGCAACTTAAACACTTTTTAAAATGAAACAAAACATATTGTTTGCAAAAATTAAAGTAATGAACAAAAAAGAAGTTAAAATAATTGATGCGGTAATTAAAGAAAATGATAAAATTTACAAATCAATGCAAATAATGGAAATAATTGAAAGCAAAATAATAGGACAAACCAACGTATCTAAGGAATACACCGAGGTAAAAAGAAGTAATGAAACACGAAACAAAATAACTGGAACTTATGAATAATTTTGAAATGAATAAAATTTATTGCGAAAGCAATTTAGAAACAATGGCAAAAATGCCAAATAATTTAATTGATCTTGTATTAACAAGCCCACCTTACAATATATTTAATACAAAAGCTAAGGACAGAGGTTACGATTATTACGAAGACAATAAAACAGATAATGAATATATAGAGTGGACTATTGATTTATTCAATGAGTTTAACAGAGTATTAAAACAAAACGGGGTAGTCATTTATAATATGGGGTATGGAACTGAAAACCCTAATTTAATGAACTTAACTGTTTCAAGCGTTATTCAAAATACGAATTTCACATTAGCTGATATTATTGTTTGGAAAAAAACAACAGCTATGCCTAATAGTCCGTCAAAAAACAGATTAACAAGAATTTGTGAATTTGTTTATATTTTTTGCCGAAAAGACGAATTATATTCTTTTAACGCTAATAAAGAAATAGTAAAAAAATCGGATAAGGCTAATTTTTACGAAAGCATTAATAATTTTATAGAAGCCCCAAATAATGACGAAAGTAATGATTTAAATAAAGCTACTTTTAGTACAAAATTTGTAAGAAAATTATTTAAAATATACGCAAAACAAAACTCTGTTGTGTATGATCCATTTATGGGAACGGGCACAACTGCAAAAGCGTGTATTATTGATAATCATTTTTATATTGGAAGTGAATTAAGTAAATCGCAAGTTGAATATGCAAATAAACGTATCGAACCATACTTAACTCAACAAACACTTTTTTAAAATGGAACTAGATTTAAAAATACTTTGGGCAAAAAACACCATTTGGGTAGTGCGCGAACGAATTAAAAACGTACGCTTAAAACTCGAAAAGGACAAGCCAGACGCAAATGACTACATTAACGGCGGTAAGGACAGCGAAGAAATGCTACTAAAAACCGAGATTGTTTTAATCGAAATGCAAAACGAAATAATAAGCCTAAACCGCGAACTTAACCAGCTAGCTAGACGCAACGCACAATTAAGGGTAGCTTACGACGAACTTAAAAACGAACTAAAATACAAAGATGCCACGCTGTAAAAATTGTAAAGACAAGTTCGAACCGATACGCTTTAACCATAAATTTTGTCTAAAAGACGAATGTATAAAAGCCTTTGTAGAAGAAGCCAAAGCGGCTCAATGGAAAAAGACTAAGATAAAGATAAAGAACGACCTTAAAACGACCACAGACTGGCTCAAAGAAGCCCAAAAAGTATTCAATACGTTTATTCGTCTTCGCGACGACGGGTTAAATTGTATTTCTTGCGACAAACCACCAAAGAAAAAAAATTGCGGGCATTATTTTAGTCAAGGCGGACACGCAAACGTAAGGTTTGACGAAGACAACTGCCACTTGCAATGCGAACACTGCAACACTTTTTTAAGCGGCAACCTACTAAACTATCAAATAGGTATTGAAAAACGAATAGGGGCGCAAAGATTGATTGAATTACAAGGCCGAGCGCATGAGGTGCGAAAGTATACCGCCGACGAACTGAAAGAAATTATATTGATTTATAAAAAAAAGATTGCAGAATTAAAATAAGTATTATATTTGCATCTAATAATAACCAAAACAAAACAGAACATGAAAAATTTATTTAAAGCGTTGGCAGCATTCCAACAAGAAGTACCAGTGATCCACAAAGGCACTCAAGGGTTCGGATATTCTTACGCCGACTTACCCGCTATTTTCGACAAGATTAACCCGTTACTAAAGAAACACGGGCTAGGCTTTACGCAAATGCTAGACACTAAAGAGGGTATTGATTACATTGTAACGCTAATTTTCCACGTAGAAAGCGGTGAGAACCTAGAAAGCAAAGTTGCAATACCGCACGTAACGCTTAAAGGTATGAACGACTTTCAAAGCTTTGGTTCGGGGGTTACATATTACCGACGTTATGCCCTTAGTTCGTCTTTAGGACTTGTTACGGACAAAGACACGGACGCAAGCGGCGAACAAGTAAAGAAATTACCCGCTATTGATACAAAACGCTTTCAAGACGCGTGCAAAGCAATTGTAGACGGCAAAGTAACTAAGGAAAAAATTACTTCTAGCTTTACTTTAACCGAGTCACAAACCGAAATGCTCGAAGCCCTATGAATACTTTTAGAGTACGATGCTCGGCACTTGGAAAAGTAATGACGTCACCGCGTTCAAAAAGCGAACTACTAAGCCAAACGGCTAAGACATACGTAGAAGAACAAGTCTTACAAGCAAAATACGGAATAGTAAAGACCTTTAACTCGCGTTACACCGACAAGGGTAACCTAGTCGAAGACGAAAGCATTAAACTAGCTAGCGACGTCCTAGACTTGGGATTTATCTTGAAGAACGACGAACACTTTAGTAACGACTGGGTAACGGGTACGCCCGACGTAAACACGGACGACATTCTTCTAGACGTAAAAAGTTCTTGGGATGCTACGACTTTCCCGTTCTTTGCTACGGAAATACCGACTAAAGACTATTACTACCAATTGCAAGGCTATATGTGGCTCACGGGTAAACAAAAAAGTTTACTAGTTTACTGCCTAGTCAACACACCGCTAGACATGGTTCAAGACGAAATCCGTCGAGCGCACTGGAACGCCAATCTTTTAGAAGAAAGTTTGGATCTTATAGACGAAGTGCAAAAGCGCCACAACTTCGACCATATACCCGACAACCGCCGTGTGAAAGTCTTTGAGGTCGAACGTGACGACGAAGTAATAGAACAAATAAAAGAACGCGTCGAACTATGCCGCGAGTATTACGAAACCCTTTACAATTTCCTATGAACCAACAAATAGAAGACAAAATAGTTTTACGTGTTTTGGCCCGTTTTAACGAACGTTCGAAACTCGGAATAATGAAATACAACACAACGCTAGAAAGAAACGACCTAAGCACCTTAGAATGGCTCACACACCTACAAGACGAACTTATGGACGCGACTCTTTACGTAGAACGACTAAAAGACGAAGTAAAACAATTTAAACAAGGATAAGGGGTAAAAATTGCCACATATCTTAAACACGAAATGTAAAAAGTATGATAAAAGAATTTGTAAAACAATGGGATGAACGTAAGCATCTATTAGAAGAATGGTTAAAAGAAAACCAACCAAGTAATTACGATGATATTTATAAAAAGCTATTTGAATTGGTAGTAACTCAACCAAATAGCTACAATGATTCTTGGGACTGGGAACGCTTCGAAATTATTGACGATGGTGATTGGCAAGGTAATAGGATTTTTATACTTTGCAATGATTGCTATCAACCTAATTTGGAAGACTATATTTTTACGGAAGTTAGCTATGGTTCGTGTTCGGGTTGCGATACATTCCAACATATTCGAGATTTAGATGGATGGGATAGCGACAAAAACACGGACGAACAAGTCAAGCAGTATATGACACTCGCTTTACATATGGTTCAAGAAACTAAAACCTTTAAACAACAAGAACAATGAAAACAGCAGTAGAATGGTTGATGGAAGAACTACCAAAACACGGTTCGGGAGCAGTAAGAACATTTGGAGATTTGTTTGAACAAGCCAAAGAAATGGAGAAGGAGCAGATAGGTGATGCTTATGAAAGAGGATTTAATCAAGGATACAGAGACCCTGAATTTTTAAATACAAATGATTCAGATGATGAATAAAATAACCTTTAAACAACAAGAACAATGCAAGTGTGGTCAGCCAAAAGTTGGTGGATATAGTTGCCAAAGAACGGATTGTAATCAAACCTTTAAACAACAAGAACAATGAAGGTAATATATGAACAAGATTTAGGTATGGAAACCTACGCAGAAGTAAGGCTAACTCCTAACAAAAAGTATGTAGTATTTGTAACGCCTATGTTTGGAGGTGATTTCTTTCAGTACACACAAGATGAATTTGATACTTTGGAAGAGGCGAAAAAATTTGTTAACTCAATTACTTAAACAACAAGAACAATGAAAATAGAAATCACCCACTACGGACACAAAGCCAGCTACGAGTTCGAACACGAGGATGTAACTCTTGAGGACTTACTTTACCACGTTGAGCAGTTGATTAGATTAACTGGATATTCAATTAACGGAACATTACAAATAGTAAACGAAGAACAATGAAAAAATTTAACCTAGAGTCTTACAAAGACTTATTAATTGAAATGAACGAA